TACCTACCCCCACTTTACCCTAAAGTGTATTGTGAGGATACTTGAAGAGTCTATATCTAGTCAAGTATTATCTCATATATTTAGTAAGTTTCTTTCATTCTCCTGTGACAAAAATGAAAAAAATACAATAATCGTCAAAAGCCCATTCTTATCATGTTTTTAGCTGTCATGACATTATGACAATAATTGACAATAATCTATTTATTCACCGATCTATCAATATATTGTGCTAAAAGCTCATCAACCAGGTCTGCAAGATCCTTATCTTTATACTCCAGACTAAGCTGTGATATACAAAAACTTAAACTAGCCAGGATTATGTTAAGACGATCTTCACCCCGATAAACCATGTGATCAAACATAGTATCTAATCTGTGTATTACTTCTTGGAGTGAGGGCTTACCCATCTTGTCTTTAATTTCAACAATCTTTGGCATATCGCATCTTACCACGATAATTTAAAAAAAAGCTAATACTAAGGCCTAGTTACCTTCATAATCCATATTCTGAAAAATATGTTTGATAACCGCAACTGTCCAACCATTACCGAGCATCTTATATCTCTGGGTGTTAGATACATGGTTTGTGTAATCATCTGGGACTGTTTGTAATCTTTCACACTCTTTAGGAGTAAGCTTACGCCAATGTAGTTCATCAACACTATCCCATTCATGCCTGTCATAAGATCCTCTGCCACCAGATGTAGTTATCTTTGGACTATCACTTCTACCAAGAATTGTTGGCGATTTGCCACTAGGATCATATACTCTCCTTTGTCTTTCATTATCTTTAAGTATTTCTCTAGGTATGTCGTATGCTTTTTTTGGTTTGTTAACTAATTGCCTACGGTATTTATCTTTGTAATGATGAGGTTTTGCACCTGTTTTAGAGTAATTAGCGTCAATACAATAGCTTTTATCCCTTTCACTGTAATAATTAGCCTTTAATACCTTAGATTTGTCTGGCAACTTTTCAACCACCACACTATCTTTACCAACTGTTGTTATAGCGTTTGACTTATCATCTTTACGTAGTTCAAGCATCTGTGTTGTCTTATTTGCTACAGAACTACCGTCTCTATCTATTCTTTTACCTTTATTATCATAAGCTCTGCCTCGAAATGCACCACCTGTAACTACCTTTGGCTCTCTATTACCACCTTGACAAGTGTTTACAGTAGGAGACTTACCATCTGGACTATAGACTCTTTTAAGATCAAAGTTATCCTCTAATATGTCTCTTAAAACTATGCCTTTATCTTCTGGTTGCTTAAATCCTGGTATGTTAGTCCAATAGTATCTTTGCCTTGATTGAGCTGAGACTAACGAACTGTTTATAAAAATAGGCTCTATGCCAAAAGGTATCTCTGGATAACACTCTGATACTTGCTCAGATATAACTTGTAAGAACTCTTTTTTCATTCTTACGTTTTCTAATAAGAAATACTTTGGCTTTATTTCTTTTAATAATCGTATGAACTCAAAGAACAATGCAGATCTAGGATCATCAAAAGCAAGTTGTTTACCAGCAAAACTAAATCCCTGGCACGGAGATCCGGCTAGTATAAGATCTATGTCTTTGTAATCTTCTGGATCTAAGTTGCAGATATCCCCCACCTGCTCTATATCTGGATAGTTAGCTTGGCTAACTTGAATAGCATACTTGTCTATCTCACTTGCATAATACTTTTCTACTGGCACACCAAGTTGATCAAGTGCAATGCGGCCACAAGACATACCATCAAATAGACTTAGTACCTTCATATAATAGAGTCTAAAGAATTATCTTCGTTATAAAAATTCATCAGCTCACCTTGTGCATCTGAACTACCCATACCTACATTAATTATATGGTATTTCTTGTAGGATCTTAGAATTGAGTCAGTCTTCTTATTGTTGTAATCATCTACAGCTTGTTCATAAGCTAGTCTCATCATCATGTATAAATCGTTTGTTCTACCCATTTTTTACCTCTCTTTGTTACTTTATGTAATTTACTATGTTACTGCTTGTAGACATTATACCTATTATAAGTTAATATACAAATTATAAACACATAGGAGTAATTATGAGTAAAAAAGAAGTAAATGTATCTGATATTATTGAAGAGGTAGTTGGATATATGAACCCATCTAAGGAAGACTTAGAAAAACAAATAGAAAAAGATAAAATTAATTATGCTATTTGGCAATGTGGTGTTGCCATTAAAGAACTGCAATCAGCAGTTGATCAGCTTACTGAATCTAAAAAGGAGGCATCATGAAGTTACCAGAAATGTTAGAAGACTATCCGCATAAAAAGGTAGGCGATGCTTATTACTTTCCAAACCTGAATAATCAGACCTATCACAACGGTCCTGGTATATCTTCTTCTAATATAAGAAGGTTTAGTCAAAGTCAGCTACATGCATTGGAAGAAGTTATTGAACCAACCTCTGCTATGAACTTTGGTTCTGCTGCACACTCTTTAATTGTGGAAGGCGAGGGAGCATTTTATAGTGATGTTGTTTGCATTACTGGATCTCCATACACCAATACCAATAAAGCGTTGAAAAAAGAAAGTCTTGCTAAGGGTTTAACTGTTATTAATGAAAAGGACAAAGATACCATTTATAGTATGAGAGGTAGCTTGGTTCCAGAAGCGAGAGCACATCTAAATCCAGAAAAGGACTATCCAGACACACTAGATTCACCCTACGAGGTGTCTATCTACTGGTATGAGCAAGGTTTACTCTGTAAGACTAGAGCAGATGTTGTTTTAAATCCTCTTGATAAACCACACGGAGAAAATGCAATAGTTCTTGTAGATTATAAGACCACCATTGATTGTTCTGTTCGTGGGTTTACAGGATCTGTTAGAAGATACTCATATGATCTACAGGCCGCTTGGTATAAACGAGGGTTTGAAAAAGCTGGATTCCAGGTTCATGACTTTATTTTTGTTGCACAAGAAAAGAAACCACCTTATGCAAACAAGTTATTTAAAATGAACCATACCGATATGGAAGTAGGTTGGAACTTTTTAAGCGAATACTTAGATGATTACAACAAACTATTAAATGGAGCACCAGCCACAATATACAATAGCCCTAATATTGTTGATCTTGACACTGGTAATTTCTATAGAGAGGAGACAGATGAAACTTAATTTTGAAACAGCAAAGCAAAACACTAGGTTAGTGACTTTTAAGGTTGATCCAACCACAAGTCAGAATCTTACAGCTATTAGGAACTATTATTCCAAACAAGCAGGAAGAAGAGTAACTACAGGTGAGATAGCTAAACAACTTATAAACATACATTATGAAGATGTAATCAAAGAATTAAATAAATGAAATACATCAGCATATTAATAGATAGAATATTGGAGTGGTCTTTTAAAAGAACTGCAAATAAATTATCAAGGAGAAACAAATGACAGATAACGTAAATCACCCACCACATTACAAAAAAGGCTCTATAGAATGTATAGACGCAATAGAATCAGCATTGTCTTTAGAAGAGTTTAAGGGTTATTGCAAAGCTGCTGCTTTAAAGTATATTTGGCGTTCAGATCACAAAGAAGCTAACATTCAAGATATAGACAAGGCTATATGGTATTTAAACAGACTTCGTAACAAATTAAATAATTTATAATGAATATGTTAGATATTGTTTTTTTTAGCGTTGTAGCTCTTTGTTTATTAATTATATTTGTAATTTTACAAGAAAAAAAATGAATTTAGAAAAACAAATAAAACTTGCTAAAAAAGAATTACATAATGCTCAGAACAAAGTAAAACAAAAACAAGATGAGTTGTTTTTATTACTTGCAGAAGCAAAAAAAAGGGGCATTGAGCCCCTTGATTCTTAAACCCTTTATTAAAACGGTGGTACCGCTTCTCTTGGTGGGGTCATATCTGCATCAGCTTCAGGTAAGTACAGTCTGATTTTAGTCTTTTTAGTATTGACTACGCCATTATCACCTTGAAACTGATCATCAATTTGTTCAGTCTTGAGGATCAGCCTTCGACTAACAAAATCAGCATGATTCTCTGGATACTTTTTAAATCCAACAGCTTTTGTAAGCCTGGTAAATATTTCCGTGCTTATTCTTTTGTTTTCTTCATTAGTAGCCCATAGATTATACCATTCATTATGATCACGATATTTACCGCCATCAATTTGAAAAGTTACTTTTAAAGTCCAGTTACCTGCATTAGATTTATATTTATCTGTAGCAATGACCTGTGCATTGTGTTCACCATCTGGTGCTAGAGGTAGGCCAGTAGACGACATTTCCTCTATATTTTCAAAAAATTCTACATCACCGAAATCAGACATTTGCTTCTCCTTTATTGTCATTAGTTAATGTAAACCCT